GTCTACTAATGCTCCGAGTCCAATAGCAACATTTCTGTCTCCTTTAGTGTCTTCACTTAAAGTAGCGTAGCCGACAGCAACATTAGAATTACCAGTTGTAATTTGATCGCCAGAAAGTCCTCCTATTAAAGTGTTTAAAGTACCTGTGGTTACTGCTCCGCCAGCACTTCTACCAATGGCTACGTTATAAGTATCTGTTGACGTAGTAAAATTTTGAGCGTCTAAAGCACCATGTCCAATAGCAACTGTAGAATTACCTTTGGTGTCTGAACCTAAAGCACTTCTGCCTATCGCTATGTTTTCACGACCAGTCGTTAATGCGTCACCAGTTAGTCCACCTATGAGTACATTATCTAGTCCTGTGGTTATTGACTGACCAGCTGTATAGCCTACTGCTACGTTGTAAGAATCTGTAGTAGTCGTGAAGTTTTGAGTTTCTAAAGCTGAAACACCGATAGCAACATTTCTATCGCCCAACGTATCAGTAGTTAAAGAACCATATCCAACGGCAACATTAGAATTACCACTTGTAAGAGCGTCACCTGCAAGACCGCCGATGAGAGTGTTGAATGTGCCTGTGGTTATTGAGCCACCCGCTATATAACCTACTGCTGTGTTGTAAGAATCAGTAGAAGTTGTAAAGTTTTGTGAGCCTAATGTTAAAACTCCAATAGCTGTATTTCTATCGCCTTGAGTATCTGTGCTTAATGCAGCATAGCCATAGGCTGTGTTGTTATTACCTGAAGTTATGCCTAGACCAGTTAATCCTCCAACAAACGTATTTAAAACACCTGTGGTCATTGCCTGACCAGCACCATAACCAACCCCTACGTTGTAAACGTGAGTATCAGTTGTGACGTTTAAAGTAGCTAATGCTTCCGAACCTACTGCTACACTACGATTAGATGCTGTATTTGCACCAAGAGAGTTGTAACCTAAAGCTGTATTGTCGTTCCCTGTGGTTACTGCGTCACCAGATTTTCCTCCTACAAACGTATTTATAATCCCCGTGGTTATGTCATTACCAGCGAGATAACCCACAGCTGTGTTAAGAGCATTGGTAGCTGTCGTAAAGTTTTGTGTGCCTAAAGCTCCAAATCCAACAGCAGTTGACTGACTCCCTAAAGTATCTGTACTTAAAGCAGACCCACCTATAGCTACATTAAAATCTGCATCTGTAAGAGCGTCTCCAGCAAAACTACCATATATAGCATTCTCTAAGCCTGTGGTCATATTTGTACCAGCCAAATAACCTACCGCTGTATTGAAAGCATCAGCACCAGCATTAAGAGCTTTTAATGCACGATAGCCAACAGCTACGTTGTCTCCATGGGCATCTTCGGTACTTAAAGCCTCAAACCCAATCGCCACGTTGTTATTACCTGTCGTTAAAGCATCACCAGCTAGACCACCGATAAGAGTGTTTTCAACGCCTGTGTTGACTGCTACACCTGCGTTATAACCCACGGCTGTATTATAAGTATCAGTATTTGTCGTAAAGTTTTGAACTGCTAAAGCCTGAAAACCAATGGCGGTTGATCTATCCCCTTTTGTGTCTCCACTTAACGCAGACTTACCCACCGCCACATTTGAATTGCCCGTAGTTAAAGCATCACCAGCTAGACCACCAATGAGAGTATTGATTATTCCTGTGGTGATTGACAGACCTGCATTATAGCCAACCGCTACGTTGTAGTTAGTAGTTGCTGTAGTAAAGTTTTGTGCTGCGAGTGCCTGTCTTCCTATAGCTACAGCACCACTCCCTAAAGTGTCTGCACTTAGACTAAAGTGACCTAAAGCAACATTATAATCAGCATCCGTGAGAGCGTCACCAGATAGTCCGCCTATTAAGGTATTTTGAATGCCTGTTGTTATTGATAAACCTGAGTTATAACCTACTGCTGTATTGTAATTACTGTCAGCATTATTTTGATTTTGTAAAGAAAAGTCACCTATAGCAACACTTCTATTACCTGTATCTTCTGTAAACAAAGCCTTATACCCTAATGCAACATTATTATCACCCGTAGTCAAAGCAGTACCAGCTTCGTCTCCTACAACCACGTTGAAATTACCGCCAGATGCAATACTGTTACCAGCATTTACACCTATGCGAGTATTAGAAGTACCAGCAGATGCAGTAATTAAATCAGCACCATCCGCAAATGTTACATCAGCTGCAAAATTAACAGCACCATCTACGTCTACAACATCAAGGTTAGCTGTGCCGTCTACGTCTATATCGCCTGTAACTGTTAAGTCGTCTTGTACTTTAAGGTCTACTACAGAAAGGCTAGCAAAAGCATCAACTACCGCAGCTCCTGAACCAGCACCATCTAAGTAAACTGCTTTAACATCTCCTGGAGGTATAGTTATATTGGCTCCAGAACCTTGTGAAATTATTATGTTTTGAGAACCACTTGTTCCGTTCTCTATAAAGTGCATTCTATTAACAGTATTAGGTGCAATAGTAATAGTACAGGCTGAATCTAATGAACCTGTATATTTAACAAACATAGCCCTTACAGGGTCAGTAGCTCCGTCTGCTATTGTAGATGTGTGAGTATCAGCATTAGTAGTTATAGCTTCTGTGCCATAACCTAAAGCTTCACCAATCAACTCTAAGTTGGTGTTTGTTGTATCACCCCAAGTTCCTGACGCATCACCTGTCGCCATTTCGTTGAGTCTAAGATCATTTACGTATGTGCTTGCCATTTATTTTCCTCTAAAAATTATATAATAATTAAGCTGCAATTTCTTCCCAATCAGGAGTTTGCGTTGTTGAAACTTCACTATAACTAGGTGTTTGTGTTGTAGATACTTCTGAATAATTTGCCGTCTGACTATCATCAACTAGACCCCAAACATTTACTCCATTTACAAAGCCAGTTCCTGTTACATTTGTTACAGCCACAACAGCTTTACTTATATTGGTAACATCACCTATTTCACCAGTACCTGATACTCCTGTAACATCTAAATTGTTATTACAAATAACAACTTCGTCACCTAGTTCTAATGTTGAAGCAACTGCACTAACACCAACAACTGCTATTGCTTGTACAATTACTGTACCCTGTGCTGTTGTTCCTGCGTTTCCTGTTACAGATGTATTTGCTTCTGCTATAACAGTTTCTGAACCTAATGCTGTAGTTCCAGCATTTCCTGTTACAGCTATGTTTGCGGTACAAACAACACTTTCGTCACCAAGTCCAGATGTTGATGTTACCGCAGATACTCCTTGAACTGCATCTCCTTCAACAACTGTATTTCCTAATGCAGATACACCAGCATTACCTGATACAGTTACTAATGCTTTTGCTATTACAGTCTCAGAGCCTAATGCTGTTGTACCAGCTACCCCTGTAACTAAAATTGGAGCAGCTTCACCCCAAGTGGCTTCGCCCCAAGTACCTCGACCCCAGCCTGTAATATTAGCCATTTAAAACTAAGCTATTCTAATAATTGCGTTTGATGCGTCTGCTGTTGGAAATTGAATTGTAAAATCACCATTGGTAGAAGTTTTGTCACCACCAAATGCTAATATACATACTGCTGGATCGCCAGAAGCTGAGTCATTAAATATCATTGCTCCATTAGCAGTTATAGTTGCAGAACTAAATGTTAAATCAGCAAAGTCTGTAAATGCTGTAGTAGAAGAAGTAGTAGGGTCTACTCTCGTTAAAGCAGCACCTTTAGCTGTGTAATTAGTTCCACTAGCTTCATTAGAAGTAGTATATGCAGTAGTAGCAGCACCTAAACTAGCACTACTTGTATATAGTGCTAAATTAAATGTACTTCCACCTGAGTTTAAAAAATTGTGTTTTGCTTCCAAAAGTTCTTTTTTGAAAGAAGTGCACATTGCTTGTGATATAGCCATTATAGCCTCCTTATAATATCTGCCATTTCTTTATGACCTTGTTTCTCTAGCATACCTGCTACAGTTGATCTGTCACTTAAAATAGCTTGTTTTATGTAAATTAATATAACTTTTTCTATTTGATCTTTAAAAGCATCTGCTTGTGCTTTTACCATAGGATCAGCATTATCGCTTACTGATACTAATCTTTCTAAAATTCTTTCAGTCCAATACTCAGGACTCAAGCCTTTATTCTGTGTGGTTTGTACAGCAACTTGTCCAATAGTTGATTCTATATCAACACTAAACATTTACTTTCCTTTGTCCATCCCTAAAAGCATCTTTACGATTATAACCATCTGATTCAAGTGTTAATCTTTGTAAGGCTTCCTGAAATCTTTTTTCGTAATTAACTAATATATCTGGCTCACCTTTCATAAAAGTATAAGCCTCTACTAAACTGGCATAAAGTAAAGCTTCTGTAGCATTTGTACCTAACCATGATGTTCCATCTGTAGAAGCAGTAATAGATGTAGGTATATAAAAATAGTGCAACTCAACTGTATAATTAGAATTAGGTGTAGGTGCTACAATAAAAGTATCATCATCAAATTGAGCATAAAACTTTGGAGTTCCTGTTGTGCTTGCAGATGGAAAAGATTGTCTTATAAAACTTACATCTTTATTTAATAAATACTCATAATTACTACTGCTATCTAAAACAGCTAAAGAGAAAGGATATAAATAATCTGTAGGTGTTGATAAATAAGGACTACTAGAAGTTAATGTACCAGTAACATTTTTTCTAAAATTTGGTAGTTCAACAGATTTAATTATTCTATTTTCTGCTTGTACTATTAATGTTGGTAAATTTGTAACAAAAGTAGACTCAGTATTTTGAGTATAATCTTGTATAGCTGTTTTTAATGTTGTAAATGTCCAACTCATGTTATTACTACCTTAACTTTACCTAACTCTGTTGTGATATCCAAACCCATTGTACTTGAACCAAACTCAGTTACACCTCCTCCTACAGGATCAAAAGCATAATAAGTAGTTGATTCTTTTTCTCCTGTATCTACTCTAGGATTATATAAATTTTGTGGATCAACTATATTTAGTTCTCCAAGTTTTAATTGTGGTTGATCTTCATCTAAACACTCATAACAAACTCTTAGTCCATTTCTTTTGCTATCAAATATTTCATACTGTAGCTCAGATAGTTTATATGTAAAACCACATCTATCACATTGACCTAATGCTTTTTTACCTCTTGCGTATGCCATGTTTATCTATATGTAGTAAGATCAGGAACAAATTTAACAGGTGCTCTTTCTCTGTCAGCGTCACTTACTTCATTCCAAAGTTCATCATATCTTTGTTTTATAAAAGGAATTCTTTGTGCAGACTCTGGATTTTTACTAGCTAATGAATATGCTAAAGCATACGATAAGCATGGTAAATATCTGTCTGGCACATCAGCATTATTAGTAGCTATTGTTCCTGCATCTTCTATTTTTTGTATGTAGTCGTAAACTAAAGTATATGTATCTGCATCATCTGGTGTTGACCATAATACAATTTGTAAAGTGCCTGTGTTTTTATCTACAAAAAATTGTGTTGGTTTTGACTTATTAAGTTTATTAGCTTGATGATTGTATTCTGTTCTAGATATTCTATTTAATCTTTGATCAAATTGTTTATTTACATCACCTGCATCAGTTCTTATGAAAGCATCTATAACTTCAATAGCTGAACTATCTAAACTATAAGTATTTGTACCAGAAGTTAAACTTACTGTTCCTTGTTCAACAGTCCAAAGATTAAGTCCTTTATTTTGCCACTCTAAAAAAACTAAGTTTAAAGCACGTTTAGCACTCATATAGCTATAACCAGAGCGTAATTCAACTCCAGCTATATCATAAGCTTCTTCCATAATATCGCTTATATCTAAAGTAAATGTATGAGTACCACTCGTTGCCATTATTAATCCTTTTTAATTCTAGTTATAGTTATACCAGATTTAGTTTTGCTTATCTTTTTTTTAGATGCAGGTGTTTTTTGTATTTGATTTTTCATGCTAGTTCTTGATATAGCCATAGTATTAACACTTCCATCTTCTACGAGCCTGTCTTATTCTTGAATTAGGATCGTTTCTTGTTTTAGCAGAACTTTTTTTTAATTGACCTAAAGACCTAGCACAGTAAGACTTTCTGCGTTTTGCAGCCTTACTTCCTTTCTTTACTTTACCTGTTACTGCTGTACTTAACTTAGAACCTGGATTTGCTTTACGATAAGCAGCAACTCCTTTTTTGGTCATACCAGCACCAGACTTAGTAGAGCGATAATTTGCTCCCTTTCCCTTAGTTGTTTTGGGTATAGGGTTCTCTCTTTTTCTTTTGGTCATTTAAAAACTTAATTAGCTTTTACCGCCTCTAGACATATATTTAGTAGATTTTCCGCCACCTGCCATACCTTTAGACCTTTTCTTTTTCATAGCTGGTTCAGTCATACCACCACCAAACATTTTTTTGACGTAATCTTTGTATTGCATGACATTTTGTTCTTTGCCAACCTCAACACCAGACTTACCGCCACCTGCCATGTATTTTGTATTTTTCATTCCTGACTTGCCACCGCCAGCCATATATTTAGATTTTTTCATAATTACTCCAATTAGATAAATATAATACTCCGTTTTACCAGAGTATTATAAATATAGATGATACTACTTTTTCTTAGTAGTTGTTTTTTTTGCTGTAGTTTTTTTCTTAGCTGGTGCTTTTTTCTTTGGTTTTTTACCACCAACATAAGCTTCATTGACATCAGGAGTAGAAGGATCGTCAGCAACTAGTTGCCCTTTATCATTCCTTGCCCTTTCTCCATTCATCTCAGCACATTTACGTTCTGCATCTTCTAAATCAGGATCAGGACCAAATACAGGTCTGTAGATTCCATCTTCATCCAGATGTAAAACTTTATACTGTGCGGGAAACTCACCAGTTTCAGAAATTACATAATCTTTAGTTTTAGCCATAATTAGCTCCTATTAATCAGAATACACTTTAACCATCTCTAATGTGATGGAATAAGTATCTCCTGACGAGTGACCTTTTGTGGTAAATAAAATGTCACCATTTTTACCACTACCTGCATTATTAGGAAGTCCACCAAAATCTGCAAAATCCATGTGTCCATTACTACTTTCAGCTAGTTCCATAAGTAGAACATTAGAAGTAGCATTTAGAAACAATTGAACAGACATACCAACAATAGCATGACTAACTCGCATTACTCTAACTTCAGAACAAGATACACCTGCTGAGTTAGCAGCTAAAGCAGAAACATCTACTTTAGCTACTGCGGATTCGCCACTACCATCGCTGACATTGGTAAATTTCATAATACAGTTTCTTTCACCATCAATGATGGTTTGTGAAGTTACTGCATCTGCCATAATTTACTCCTATTAAGATTGGTCAGTAAATGCTGGAACGTCTGCACCTTCTTGGTTGCCCCAGATATACCAGTTGGTTGAATCTTTAGCTAGTATATTAATTTCAAATAAACCAAAGTCTGTAAGAGTTAATATAGAGTTTGAGTTACCATCTGCATATACAGAAACATTATCTGCATTAGAATCTAAATGAATAATTCCACCTAAAAAGAAATTTGTATCTGATCCTGTATCAATAATAAGATTTTCTGCTTCTTCTGCTGCACCACCATAAATAAGTTTAAAATAAACTCCTTCTGAAGGTGAAGGTAAGCTTAACGTACAGTTTTGTCCTAATGCAGGAATAACTGATACTCTGCCACCATGAGTTGCTGCTGTTAATGAAATAGCTGCTGAATCAGCTAAAGCTACAGGTGCTACTTGCATTCCTGAACCATCAAGGGTGAAGGATGTAGATATTGCTCCTGTGCTTGAATTTTTAGAAACGACCTTGAAGCCATTTTCAGACCTTACTGGTCCATTAAAAGTTGTATTTGCCATAATTAAGTCTCCTTAAAAAATCTATCGTCTTGGCTTGTCTGCTAGGTCAGTCGATAGAAAAAAATTATCCTAGAAGGAAAAAAGGGAGACCCTTACGAGCCTCCCTTAAAGTTCTTACGAACTACCTGGTGATCCAAAGATACCTAGTGGATCAGATACTCCAAAGGAATATCTTTCTCTAGCTTTGTATCTAACATTACCAGTATCAAAGTCACCATCCATAGATG